AGATTGATTATTTCCCTACCGTCTGGCAATTTCTTTACCTTCTTTCTTATTCTTTTGTTTATCGAAAATTCACCAAAACCAGAAGGAAGTTTGGCTTTATGACCAGTTTCCAATATATATGTTTTGAAAGATTCATTGAACTCATATATAATAGATCTCCATTTATCAAATGATATTTTTATAGTTGGATTCTTTTTACAGAAATCTTCATAATTTTCTTTACTTGAAGACCTCCAATCCACTGAAACTCTGCACATTCTTTAAAATTGTTGGTTTATTGGTATTTACACTACTAATTATTAGGTCTTTCTACTGAATTAGGTGCTTGCCCGTCTAAATTATTTGTACTTAAATCTTGAGGAGTAACAAAATAAGTCTTCATTAATTTTTCAGAAACTAGATCTAGAACTTGCTTTTCTAAATATCCAGGGATATGAGATTCTAAATCCAAAGGATTTCTACAGATATCCTCTAAGGAATATTTATTTGTATCACAATCACAGTTAGGATATAATACATCGTTTGATATATCTTCTTCAAAGAAAGCTGCCAATCTTACAGCTTTCAATAATGGATTATTAGTGTATAGGTATTGATCTACAATCCAATAGTATACTTCTTTTTTGACTATCTGTAAATTGAGTAGATTAAGATATCTATTAATTGTAATTTCTTTTAATCTTTTACCCTTCCCCCCTAGGGCATTTATCGACCACACACCCTGTATTAGGTATTGATAATTCCCTTCTCCGATTAATGGAATTTTATTCTTGCTACGACTAACTGTACATTCACTATTATACTCACAGCAAGTAGATATGGGTACTTCTTCCATCTCAAAACAGGGCAAAGATGTAAAAATGGTATCTGTAGCCCACAACTTTCTAAGATTTGTCTCCCTCTTAATCAATAATTTGGCTACATTAAATGCCTCTCTCCATATCAATCTATCGGTTATTAGATTATCATTAGCTAGTAATCTATGAGTACCTCGAATACTGGACACTATTTTTCTCCTAGTTGACATTATTTATAAATTTTTCTAAATAGACTATTGAATTTTTAATTGTATCAAGATTGTCCTTAAAATGCCCTAAAGCAGCATTACAATTTCTACACAACAAACCTCTAATCTCCCCAGTTTTATGACAATGATCGACAGCTAAATGATAATTAAATTCTAGTTTATCTCTTTTACATATAGCACAAGAGTTATTTTGAGATTCTAGAATAGAATTATAAACATCAAGGCTTATATCAAATTTACTTTTAAGTGCAGCATTTCTGAATTTTTCAGGATTATTCTTTCTCCACTCTCTTTTTCTTTTGTTATTTCCCTCTTTATTTCTTAAATGAGATTGTCTATTATTATAATTAGTACATTCCTTACACTTAAAACATAATCCATCCTTAGTATTAGAGCTTTTATGAAAAGAAGACTTTGGTAATTCATTTTTGCACGAAGTACAAATTTTACTACCTGAAACTAATTCTCTTCCTGTTGCCATTTATTAAAACCAAATAGGTATTGAAGTTACTGAATCTTTGTCTTTTTTATATATCTCTAGAACTGCTCCAGATTTAGAGTCACCAAAATTGTGCTCCACCCAATTAGAAGCATTTGCTATAGATGGTACATTTACATATCTACCGAACTTACCAATATTCTGACTATACTTGTGTAGATCTCCCTTTATAAGGTGCAAAAACCTACCCTCTTGTTGATATTGTTTAAAATAATCCATTAACCATAAATCTGTTCTATAATCAAGATTCAGTGGCATTGGAGTTTGCATATGTTTTTGATCCTTCCCATGGCAAACACCAATTATATGATTCCCGTAAGAAACTATATCTATGAATTTTTCTTGATGTTGTATTTCTACATTTTTGAATTTAGCTTCTATCCAGAATTCAAGAGCTTTGTTTGCTATATAAGCAAAACCATTACCGCTATGATTAGAGTTACAAAGATTTCTAATGATGAATTTATCTGTAACACCAGACATAAATAGTTCATCGTAGAATAATTTATTTGCAGTGGTATATATATCAAATTGTTCTTTATTTGATAAGGAACCTAAATCATGGTCGTATCTAGTAGTTTTACCATTATAACCATCTAGTTCATCGCCCAATCTTATGACATGGACTTTTTCAAAACTCTGATTTAATTTCTTTACTTCTTCTACTATTTGCAATAATCTAGTTGCATAATCTGCACCCTTATATTCCTTATTATGTAAACTGTCCTTGATATTTATACCAGCATGATCATCAGCTATATAGATAAATAAGGCATCTTTTGACTTTTTATTATTAAAATAAACTGGTGAATTTCTTAAATGCTCCAAGATCTCTTTTTCAGTTAATCTTGGAAATTTAGATAGATCCACTGATATTACCTTATTGGGTAGTTGCTTGGAGAATATCTCCTTTAATTTTAAGTCAAGTTCTTCCGAAGTATAGAAATCCTTGATTTTTGTAGTAATTAGAATAGAGTATGTCCATGTTCCATTTTTATGCGATTTTGACCACACCCTATCAATAAACGTTGAAATATTATCTACCCCCGCTAATTTTTCTATTTCTTTTGGGGATAGAGGTTTATTACTTTCAAATGTAATTTTCTTATTGCCTGATTTGTAATCTGTTTCCTCTGACGATATTAAATTTTTACTTTCCTCTTCTTTATCCTCTTTTCTTAGTTCTTTTAACAATTCTTCCAAATATTCTTCTGAAATTTGTAATTTATCACAATAATATTTTTTTGACCTCTTTTGAACAACCAATTTTTGTAGTTTGCTGAGCAACTCATTATCTATCTCCATTAGAATATAATTTTGGTTAATTTATTCTACAAAGGTACTAAATGGTTTTGAATACTCCAAATCTTTATAATTAAATTAATTAGCTATTATAACTTGGTAGATTATGTCTACAAACTAAAAAGGGCTGGATTTTTAGCCCAGCCCTAAAATCCATTAGAATTACCCAAACCAACAAGGGATTCTACGGATTTTCAAATATTAATTCATCAAATATTGGAATGTGAAATACATTGATCTTGATCCTGTTGTTTGACTTTGATATTCTAATTGGGCACGATCGTTTGTACCATCCCCTAATATAGCTCCTACTTGGAACGTGTTGTCACAACAAGCACTACCAGAACAATTATAAGGATTTACAATATTTGAGGCTATTGGTAAGGAAATTCCCAATTGAGTATCCGCCGAACTTGATGTAGCAGTTACATCAACAGAACCTGAAACATTGACAACATTACCTACCCTTATCCACTGACACCCGTGTGGTGTAGAACTACTTACATTGGCCACATTTGTAAGTGTAGGTGTGTAACTACCTGATGCAATATATTGATTGGTAGTACCTGTTAACGACCCTGCATTATTATGCAACAATCTTCCGTAGAATCTCCCATCGGAAGTAAAGCTGAAAATTTTTGTACTCGTAGGGAATTCAAGATCAAAAGATAGGTCCAACCAACGGGCGCTGAATCCTGAGGGATTGGTATTGCTGTTTTGTGTTAAAATGGAAAACGCAGAAGAAACTTGGAATGAACCTCCATGGGAGGTGGAGTCAAACATTTGAATCTTAAGTCCATTATCCTGAATGCTTGAAATAGTAGTTAAAGTTCCCCCAGTTAATGTACCCCCTAATCTAACATCTATTCCTACAGCAGTTAATCCTTGAGATGCAGTGGATAATCCTCCCCCTCCAGAGCCATTACTAGCTGCCGTTATTCTTCCTTTGGAGTCAACTGTTATATTGGCATTAGTGTAGCTTCCTGGTGTAACTGCTGTAGTTGTAAGATTTGCCGTTATGTTACCAGATGAAGTAATGGGCGATCCAGATATAGTTAGGTCTGAGGATAGTAATCCTACCGAACTCACAAAACTGGTTGATTGGAATGTCCAATTTGTACCATTGAATACAACAGTATTGCCAGTTGCTGGGGAATTAGTGAACATGAAGCCATTTAGATGGGCATCTGCATAACTTTGTGTAATACCTCCAAGTCCAGCCAATGTATAGGTGGGGACATTCAATACCCCAGCTATCAATGTGGATGGGCCAGAGGATCCTATTGTAGTCAATGATATCCCGCTACCCCCAGAGGCTATGGCATCATCTATTTTCTTTAAGGCTAACGTTAAACTATCCCCATTAAGTATACTGGATGTGGGCAATGTAGTACCGCAATATAGCACATTTGCACTACATAATGTAAAATTAGGAGAACATCCATTCTGGAAAAAGAATGTCGTGGCTCCATTGCAACTATCGCAAGGAGATGTTGGGTTACTAAAGCATGGCATTCCAGGAGTACACATCTATTTGATTGTCAGTTGATTATAAAATTATGGGATGTACATAATGAAATACACAGCTAACGCTGGTTGTTTGTTATCATGCCCGAGGTTTCCACCACTATTATTAGTAGAAGTTATACCAGTATAATTTGCACTAGTTATACATGTATTTGGGGCACTTCCTCCAATTGGACCTTGAATACTATATGCTGTCGTGGCACCGTTATCATTCGTTCTAACTATAGGTGCTGTATTAGTGGGAGATACACCAACTTGTCCAGTAGGATTACCATTGTCATAAACTGTTAAATGTGTATGTGTTACATCTGTAATACTATGTAAATGGGAAGGTAATTGATTGGTAATCAATGTCACGCTATTAGTGCCATATACTGTATCTCCTAAAGCATAATTTGGATTGAACGCTGAGGATCCAGGATTCACAGCAGGAGCTAATGCCCCTCCTCCAACTCCTACAATAGCACCAACTGGAACTCTTCCTCTTAAATCAGGTGTTCCGTTATTACCATTGCAAAGGTATATCTTGATCCAATCTCCTGTACCAGCACCCGTTATATCAAAATGTGACAATGAACCAAAATAAGGTAAGATGGTATAGGGAACCATTTTGAGATATTGTTGGGTTCCTGGGACAATACTATCCAGATAAGCCTGTATAAGTGTATTTAGATCGGCCAGAGCTACATAATTAGTAGACACATTCAGTGTCAGGGCAGTTAAAGCTGTATCTACAGAACACAATTTTGTTATTACAGCCTGTAAGACAGCATGAGTGCCATCTGTTGGAGCAACTCCAGTTACACAACTTAAAGTGTAGGGAGCCTCGATAGTGTCGATTCTCCCCTTTTGTGTGGTTATTTGGGTCTGTAAATCACAAGCTGATTGGATAAGAGCTTTTATTAAATCTACTTCGCTTAAATCCTCGCAAACTGGAAGATATCCTTGAACTAGAGAACATATGATTTCATTGGGAATATTTGGTTTGATACCAGTCCCATCCAATACAGACGTGAGAAAAGTGATCAGAGATTGTTCAACTACAGATAAAGAATCCCCATTTTGAATACCTAGTATAGGTACATCAATCCCAGTGTATCTGACACATTGATCAGATACTATTTGGGTACAGCCTCCATAACAATTGGTGCAACTCATTTTGGTTATTTATATTTTAATATTTTTACTTTTGAAGCTATTTTTTCCAAAGGAAACTCACAAGCATAATTTGAATTATATAATCTATAGGTTAGGATTTGTTTATAATTCAATAAATCCCAAAATACATTTTCAGGAACTGGATAATTAAGCATGAATATAGTATTATTATATTCATTTTTTGCAAATTCTGTTAACTTACAATCAATATCATTTAGGAGTGCAGGAATAGCTGCACAATCCACACAATTATTTAGTTGTGGGCTGAACATTGGTATTTGGATTTGTTACTTGCAATGAAGCAGAATAACAAGATGGACATAACCCATTTTTTATCTGGCAGGAACATCCCATTACAGCTCCACATTTTTGACATTTCATATTATAGAAATTCCCAAGCTGGGAAATTGGTTACAAAATTATTACCATGACAATTACAATTCCTCTTAAAAAAGTTTCTTAACATTTTTTGAGCTTGATTGTAAAGCTTATTCGATTCATCAACAGCACAATTATTGGCTGCTGCTACTGATCCCTCAATAAAGAAATATATGGAACTTAAGTCTTCTTTTGCTTGCTTTCTGACTGGACCATCACATTCCATCATATCCAATTTCATAAAAGCTTTATGGTACTCCTCTTGAAGTATCTCCTTTCTCATTATTGTTTTGGTAACGAAATTAATGGAAGCAGGGTCTACAGTATATGTTAGAGTATATACTCCATCTGGAATGGGAGTCAAAGGGGATGCAGGATCACTGAGTCCCAATAATTGGGAATTGAATACGTTGAAAGAATTGGGAGTAAAAGGTAAAGTAACAGTACTAAATCCGTTAGGGATAGTGATAGTAATTACAGGATTATTGATAGGAGGACTTGCAGGATATGTAGAAATATCAGCTATACCTAGTGTAAGTTTACTATAAGTATTCAATACCAATATATCCAATTTTAAATCAGCCATTGTTTATTCTTTTGTCTTTTATTTCTTTAACTGTTTTACCTATAAATAACATCTCTTCGTGTGTGAAGTTATCCATTTTCATTGTATTACATTCTAGACAAGAAGGTACACAGTTTTCAATAGTGTGACCTAAACTACTGTCTTTTCTATCTAATCCTGTAGTAGGATAACCGCAGTATTCACAAGGTAATACTAATTGTGATTCTATATATTCTTTAGTTAAGTCATTTTCTAATCCTCTTTCAAAATCAAATTTTTTATATCTCGCTAATATACTATTTGTTCTATTTTTATAGTATATCTCTCTTCGCTTCATTCTATACTCCTTTATACTTTTTTCTCCCTCTTTATTTTTAGCCTCTATTTTTCTATCGTAATCACATTTTATACAACAATATGAATAATATCCTTGTTTCTTATTAAAATAGAAATCTAAAATAGATTTTTCTTGATTACAAATATTACATTTCTTGATTGCTGTATCTGGAAGATACCCTTTAGCTAAATCTTTTTTGGGCTTTTTGAAAAGTTTTGTAGTACATTCTCTACATACTTTTGAGAAGGTACCTCCTGTTCTTGTAAAATTTTCTTTATTGGTGTCTTTAGCTATTCCGCATTTTGCACAAATTTTCTGTTTTATAAATTTAGAACCCTCTCTTCTACCAGCAATTAAAGGTCTATTTAATCTAACTTCTTCATTTGTACAATCTTTACAAGTTCTACTATAATAACCCGTTGGACTATGAAATCTAAAATCGTTTTTTAGATCTTTCTCAAGTTTACATTTTTTACAAATTCTTTTTTCATTTTCTACATTCATAACTTTAATGGTTTTCCACAAAGTTAATACTTGTAGTTGAGATTTCCAAATTTATTTTAAAATAAAAAAAGGAGAGGATTTCTCCTCCCCTTTAGAGTTATTTTTCCTAATTTGGAACTAATTCCCATTATGGGACAAGAGTACTTGTGGTGCTAGTGGTGGGCCAAATTGTTGTGGTTGTGCTTGTGGTAGTCACACACTGTCCGTCATCAGGAATAGTACCCAATGCTGCGGTAAGAACTGTAGAGATACCACTAGATACACCTCCCGTAGGGGCAGCGATGAGAACTTCAAAATTCTCCTGCACTGCATCTTGCCAGTTATTCGATGTTCTATCAAATGGATTAGCTTGAATAACATATAGATCATAAGTAGTACCAGCAGTTACCCAATCTTCAAAATTCTCATTATATCCATTCATTCTATACAAGCTCTTAAGATAAGCAACTTGGTATGAATAGTAATCTTTTTCCAATTGTGCAATTTCATCCGAAGTTCCTACTGGATAGCTGGAACGTTGAGTTACAACTGAATTAGCTACAATATTACAAGCGTCTGCTACAATGAAATCGGCAGTAGTTGCTGGACCAGAGTATACAAAGCTTCTGAACCACATTCTATCATATTCATAAGGGAATGCTGCTATATCACAAGGTTGTGCATATTTTGTCAAAGGAATTCCTGATATGCGAAGAATTGCATTTGCATCATTTCCAATACGTTGGAATTGCAAGAAATTGGTAAGGATAAGATTGTCAGGATTGATGCCTGGAGCATGGAGCTGGAATGCTGCAATGATTTTATCAATCAAAGAAGGCACATCAACTACTGTACATGGATCAGCACCGCAAGCACAACAAGGAGCTTGAACTGTCACACTTCTAGTCAATCCATTGAAATACAATGTACTGATATAAGAAGAGAACAATCTAAGTGTTACTGTCAGGATATCGCCGCATTTCACATTGAAGCCAGAAATATCTGTTACCTGAGTGGCTGCCGTGGAGCATCCAGAAACCTTGTAAAAATTGGTTACATTAGATGTACAGTTAGCAGAAGCACAACCTTTGATTTTGTCAGACTTCTTACTACCTTGCAAATAATTGTTTGTTCTACCTTGTGCTACATAGAAATATGGAGCAGCAGCGATGTTACCAGCATTTGCAACTGAGTAATCGTTTCTGAAAAATCCTACTTGACCAGCAGTCAAGTCCTGAGTAGAGCCAGAGCTAGGTAGAGTGTTTCCTACTGGAACTACAAACAGCGTTCGTAATGCGAAATCTGCCATTGTTTATTTATTGTTTAAAGTTATTCGTCCGTTTTTATTCTATATTGTGCACTTTGGGCTGCTGAAGCATTCTCAGTGTACATTGCCAGATTCTGTACTGTCAAATCGACAAGTTCATCCTCTAGATAATTTTTTAATTCACAATCCTGGTCTGCACTATCAGTACCATCCAATTTTATATATCCTACTTTATCTATATATTTTGGATATCTTAGATAGGACAGATATAGTTTCTTCGGAGTAAATGTACCATCGGTGAATATAGATATTTCATCGGATGATACTATATTTATAGTTTCCTGATACTCAAATGATGGTTTGTAATCACTGTTATTGAGAATCAATTGTAAATCACCATGTTTTGTCAAATCATGATTTACTCTTATAATTCTATCTTTACATTTCCCTTTATCCGCAGTTATGTAACTGTCTATATAGAACATATAAGCTGGGGATACTTCCCCTAGGGAGGCTGACCATTTATTTAATTGTGGATTATCCTCAACCAAATCTAGAATATGATCTTCATACATTTCCACAAGTTTCTGAAGATCTTCGTATCTCTTTTTAAAGGAGTCGAGTCCCAATCCATTTTGGGTATTTGGACCATCCAATTTTTGCTTTATAAGCTTTATCTGAGCTTCATTGAGGGCAATTATTTTGTCCTCTAAAGGAATGTTTTGATGTTCGTTACTAGATAGCTTATTTAGTTTTTGGTCTATTTTATAAATTAAACTATCTACCGGTATCATTAAACTGCTAGTAATTTCTTACTTTTTATATCATTTTCAAGTTCAATCAACATATCCTGATTGTCCTCATCTACCAAGAACTTCACTAGTTCCTCTTCACTTTTAGCTACTTCGGCTTCACCTCTTGTTATAATACCACTGGGTTTTTCTCTATAGATATTGAAAATAAGAGCTTGTTTTACCAAATCCTTGGCTGCCAAGATATTATCTTTCATGTCAGCAAATCTTGTAAATACTTCTACAGGATTCAATCCTTGATGCTTACCTGATTTGAATTCTGTTTGTTTTAGTTCATTGTCTATAAGATTATAGACTGTTTCTTCAGTTGTATTGTCAGTTACAGGTAAACCTAACTGTCTTGCTACTTTTCTCTTTTTGTCAATTGTCATTGAAGTCAATTTGACAATTGCATCATTGATTTTTTTCTTTCTCTTGTAGAGAACATTGTTCTCCATATCTTTGTCCACTACATAAAATACAGTATCTGCTGGGAACTCACCTCTTTCCCAAGCTTCCAATGAAGAAGCTATTGAGGGATGGGCTTTTAGCCAAGTGAAGGCTAGTTCTTGATGGGGGTCGTCCAATAGAAACACATTGTCTTTATCCATCAATTGGATAAGTTTCACATGTTGTTCTTCGTTATCCCTATTGGCTTTTGCATAATTCCAATAGTCAGAACGAGGTCCAAGATCTACACCTAAAGCTTCTTCAAGCTTCTCTCTAAGCTCTTTGATTCTTTTAATTTCAAGTTCTCTTTCTGTAGGATCTTGAATCCTTTTGATATATGCAGCATTTTCGTCCAGCCCTGTTCTATATTTTCCACTCAATTCCTTATATGGAAGTTTGGAAACTTTGGTTCCAGGGATTCTGGATAAACCTTTTAATGCTAGGCTACTTTCAGTAGTTTGTCCTAAAGATCCAGAGTAATCCTTTTTAATAGGTGAAATTATGCCAATTCTGCCCATGGTAGTATGTAGTTTATTTTTGTTGATTTAATAGTTGCGATGGGTTGGATTCGAACCAACGATCTCAAAGTTATGAGCCTTGCAAGATGACCACTTCTCTAC